TTACAGAGATTGCAATCATTAGACCTGCAAATTCAAAAAGAATTGACAAGTCTTCAAAAATATCTGTGACTCATATTCTTGCACCGATCTATAATGATGTGTTTACTAAACGTCATATCTCTCATAGTCATGTAGATAAACCAGAAGTAGGTGAAACTGAAGTTAAACCTAGAAACAAGAAGCAACAACAGGCTAGAGATTGGTATGAAAAAAACAGAGCGCGTCAACTTCAAAAAAAGAAGGAGTGGTACTACAATACAGTAAAAAAACCAAAAGAGGATGATGGAAGAATTTGAGATTGAATTCACATACAACCAATATTTAAAGATGTGCATAGAGGACAGAGAACAAATATACTTTGCCCTCTATGCTTTGTTTAATAATCAAGCACTTGCATACGATATCTCACAAAGAGAAGTCTACGAAGTTGCACTAAACAAGGCTTTAGAAGACCAAAACTTTGAGTTTTGTGCTGTATTGAAGGACTTTAGAGACTACTTTGATGACGATTTTTAATTTTTTTGTCAGTTTACAACATTCATATATTTAAAATAAAGAAAATACCCATATAATGGCAGAAATATCTCAAAACAAAAACTACTTTTCGTTTAATGTCGACAGAATAGAAGTAGAATTACCAATATTCGTAGAAAGAGCTGGTAAAAAGTGGATCGATTACGGAGTAGACAATCAGTGGCCTGGTTTTGTTGCTGGTTTATATCAGAAATCGGCAATGAATCGTACTGCCATTATGTCTAAATTAGACGGTGTTATCGGTCAAGGTTTAAAGACCAAAAAAGAAGAAGACAATTATTTGTTAAAAAGAGCAAATCCAAAAGAATCTTGGAATGATGTATTCGAAAAGTGTGCATTAGACTATTTAACATTTGGAGGTTATGCAATGAATATCATTTGGGCTAACGATGGCGAAACAATTGCAGAGTTCTATCACATGGACTTTACAAAGGTTAGATCAGGTATTCATGTACCAGACATCGATAGACCAGAATACTATTACTACTCATCAGATTGGGGTCAATACAGAAGATTTAGACCAATTGAATATAAAGCTTTCGATCCTTCATGTGCTGAAACAAATCCATCTCAAGTTTTATATTGCTTTGATTATGAACCAGGTAACTTGTTTTACCCATTACCATCATACGCTGGATCTTTAAATGATATTCAGATTGATATTAATGTATCAAAATTCCACCTCAGCGCGCTTGCAAATGGATTAAATCCAGGTTTGTTTATTTCAATGAACAATGGTATACCCGATCCTCTTGCAAGACAAGAAATATATGATGAGATTACAATGGCTTTTAGAGGTTCTGAGAATGCAAATAAAGCTTTCATCGCTTTCTCTGATGATGCTGAGCACGCTCCAACAGTTACACCAATAGAATCTGCTAATGATGATTATTATGTGAACCTAGAGTCTAGAATCACTTCAAGAATATTAACAGGACACAGAATCACTTCACCTTTATTGTTAGGTTTATATCACGAAGGTGGATCTTCATTGGGATCGAACAAAGATGAAATTGAAACAGCGTACGCACACTTTACTGCAACAGTAATCAAACCATTACAGAAATCAATGTTAAAGACATTCGATACTTTAATGTATTACAAAGGATATGAAACAGTTGAATTGTATATTGAACCAAACAAAATGATTGAAGCGACTGAGAATACAATCGCTGCAGAATAATAAAATAAACTATAACTATGTCAGCATATAATGTGTTATTCATCTCGGAAGAGAAACTAAAATCATACACTTCAATTCATGAGTCTGTGTCACCTGAAGACTTGGTACCATACGTATTACAAGCTCAGGATATTTACCTACGTAACTATTTAGGTGGTACATTCTACAACCAATTAAAAGAGCAAGTTAGAAATGGAGCTGTTTCAACACCTAACAGATTATTGTTAGATGATTTCATTGGTCCAATCCTTTGTAACTATTCATTCTACCATGCGATACCATTCTTGGCATACAAGATCTTTAACAAATCGATCCTAAAGCCAAACTCAGAGAACGCTCCATCAGTAGAGTTAGATGAGGTTAAATTCTTGCAATCAAATGTTAAAGAAGTTGCAGAATCATACGTAGATCAAATGCAAAGATACCTAGCGTTTCATTTGTCATTATACCCAGCGTATGCTAACTGGAATGCTAACGATGGTCAACAAGCACCTGATACAAAGAAACCATATTTTAGTGGTATTCAAACTAACTCACAATACTTTAACTACAAGAAGTACAGAAACTATCCATACGGGACTGGAACTGCACCAGCGGGTTACAATGGTTCAGGTTATGGAGATTATGAGCAACCTTGTGGTAATTGTGATCAACCGTTAAACTAATAAACTCACACATGAGCACACCAGCAAACCAAAAAGTTTTGGCTAATAATTCTATCGTCTCAGTTATCAAACTGAGCAGAGAGTACCCCAAAACTGCACAGAATGCAAAATTATTAAAACAATACCTAGAGAAAAATGGCAGAAAAGAGAGGTAATCCAGCGTGGCAAAAAGGAGAATCAGCAAATCCTAATGGTAGACCAAAAGGAAAAACCAATGCAACTACTGAAGCTGTTAAATCATACTATTTAGATTTATTAAATGGTAACCTAGACAACATACAGCTTTGGTTGAATCAGACTGCATCAGTAGATCCTAAAGGAGCATTAGATTTCCTAATCAAGTTGAGTCCATTCGTTATTCCAAAGCAAACATCAACTGAAATGACAATCGATTCGCCTTTAAATATTATAATACCACCGAAGAAAGAGGAATAAAACATTAAAAATGAAGCATATATATAGTTTATATGCTTCATTTTAGTTTAAAAATATACTCAATCCTTGACATTTAACCAATATCTTTCAAATGATTATGATGCATTAGTTCAAGCAGCTAACAAAATCACAGGTAATCATCACCTTGCAGTCGATCTACTGCACTATGCAATCGAAGACATGTCAAGTAAAGCCAATCTTCAGGACATCGTAGACTCAGGTGGTGCAAGATTCTATTTGATACGTATATGCATGACTCAATGGAGATCTCAAACAGGTCCATTTCACAGACAGTTTGTTAAACAACATTCAGAAATAGAACATCATGATATTGTAGAAAAGCAAGAAGCTGAATTTGACTTTGATCATGTTAACAAACTAATTGAAGACCTTGATTGGTATGACAGAGAACTCTTCAAACTATTTGCAGCTGGCGATCATAACTACTCCACATTAGCCAAAGAAACTGGTATACCTAGAACGTCTATCGCGTTGACAATCAAAAGAGTGAGAAAACACCTAAAGAAAAACCTATAAATAGAATAGGATAAATATTAAAAATAAAACAATCAAACTATGTTTAAATTTATTGTAGATGGTAAAGAAATTACCGACAACAGAATTCATTGGAAATTCAAAGGAACTGATTTAGAATTTAAATCAGATGAAACAAAATTAGAACGCAACATCCAATTTTGGCGTAACAAGTACAAAGTTGGTGCTGATGTAGAAATCGAATACCTAAATGTAAAAAAAGTAGAAGAAGATGTTAAACCAATTATTAGTGAGCCTGTTATTGAGTCTGTCGTTGAGTCTAACGATAGTATCATTGCTGAGGAACCCGTGGTACCACAAGATACTACAAATACTGTCAATCCTCCTAGACGTAAATCTACAAAGAAAACCACTAAACTGTAGCTTTTGTCTGAGTCAATGGTCGGCCCTATTGGTTTCATTGTATACTGGGTTGGGTGCATACTCATTAATTTGTATGTTCGCCGCAGGCGCCGTCACTTTGATGATGGAAAAATGGATTGATTACTAATGAAACATTTTATTAAATGGACTGTTATATGGATCTCTCAGAATTTGGCAATCCCATTCTGGTCCATAGGACACGTCCATTTGATGTTAAATGTCTATCAGGATTTACATGAAATATTAATGAGTCTAGGTATGAACATTATAGTTGCCATAGGCTTTATAATTGATTACAAACAAAACAAACCCAAATGAACGAAGAACTATTAATCAGATTAGCAGATGTAAAGCTATTGATACACAACAAGCAAGTCTTTACGGCGCCAGAATCTAAAATAATCTTTGACTTGTTTAACGATATCACAGGTGAAAGAAGAGCAGTTACAACATGTGGTGCTTGCGTTAATACTGTATTAACAAGATTAAAAAAAGAGATCAGAAACAATGGACTTTAAAATCCTTGAACCATATTCACCAATGTTTTGGTCAGATAAAACATATTATCTGATTAGTGGTGGACGAGGTTCAGGTAAATCTACTCAAGCAGCTGCATACTTTTTGATCAAGCTGATGGGTGATGAATATTTTAGAGGTGTTGTATCGCGATATACTCAAAAGTCCATCAAGAGTTCAATCTATCGAGATATTCTTGATTTAGCTGAGTCTTGGAACATCAAGAAGTTTATCAAAATCGAAGGTGATGAAATGACTAATGTCCTAAATGGTAACATGGTTATAACACACGCCATGAAACTACAAGACGGTACAATGACTGCAAAAGGTAAAGGTTTAGCAGGAGTTACACACCTTTTGATAGATGAGGCAACAGAATTACCTTCAGAAGAAGAATTTATCAAGTTAAATGACTCATTTAGAGCTAAAGGAGCTGAAAGAAAGGTCTTTATCTTGTTTAACCCTACTTCAAAGAGACATTGGATCCACAAAAGATGGTATGTAGATGGTCGACCTAACTCAAAATGGTTCGATGATCATGTTTTTATACACACAACCTATAAAGATAATGAAGAAAACCTAGATCCAAAGAAGATTGTAGAATGGGAACGTATGAAAGGTTTAGATCCTGAGTACTACTCACACCATATTGAAGGCGAATGGTTAGATGGTATCGTTGGTAGAATCTTTGATAACTGGCAAGTTGGTACACCTGATCCTGAAGGAGAGTACGATACAGTTTACGGACTGGATTTTGGCTTCTCGAATGACCCCGCTGCACTGGTCGAAGTTAAAAGAAAGAACAATAAACTTTATTTAAAGCAATTGGTCTATTCACCAGGACTCACGAATGCAGACTTGGTACAGCAGATGAAAAAGCATGGAATTACTAATAGAGACCAAATAATTGCAGACTCAGCTGAACCTAAATCTATTGAAGAATTAAAGAGAGCTGGGTTTAACATTAAACCAGCGTACAAAGGTCCTGATTCAATTCAAGCTGGTATTAACACACTAAAAGAGTATGAAGTCTTTATGCATCCTGATAGTTCAGACTTGCACGATGAAGCATTCCTTTACTCATGGAAGAACGGAACTGACAAACCAATAGATGATCATAACCACGCAATCGATGCTATCAGATATGCTCTGAGTAAACCAAAACAAGGTCAATATGCATTCGCTGGTAAACGCAGAAATAATTTTGAGGAATTATAATTCAATTTCTCACCTAAATATATTTATTAATAACAAACAAAAAAATTAAAAATGGCAGTATATAGCTCGACATACAGAAACGTAGTTGAATCATTGAGACAAGTTTGCAATGATCACCCTGCAATTAAAACATTTCGTTGTGGACCAGCTTCTATGATTGAGATACCAACTGAGGACCAACAGGTTTCAGCAAAGTACCCATACGTAATGTTAATACCTCAACCAGCTACTATTACACAAGGTTCTACTACGTATGACTTTGATTTAGTAGTAATGGATATGGCGAAAGACAAGTTAGACCTAGAAGAAAGAACACACTCAAACACGATGGAGATTCTACGAGATATTCTAGCTAAATACAAAATGACTACATGGCAAGAGTTTAGATTTAACATCTCTTTACCTGCAGTAGCAACACCATTCTTCGAAGGTTACAAAAACTCTACATGCGGTTGGACAGTTCAATTACAGATAGAAGCTTTAGCACCTTTAGATCACTGTAATAATCCTGTTGCGTAATGGAAGGCATAGACAAAACTATAAAAGATGTGTTAACCAAGGTTGCACGTATGATGGAGCTTGATATTAGGAGAAATATACCTAGAAAAGGTGCATTGCCTAATTATTTTCCTTCAACTGGTGTTTTAAAAGACTCGTTGAGAGTTAATATAGACTCTAAAGGAGATGCCATTGAAGTTGAGTTTGCATCATACGGTAAATACACAGCTTTTGGTACCAGACAATACTATGATGCTGAAGCAGCTAACGATACATTCTTTGGTATGAAAGCACCAAGAGTTTATAGAAAAGGTAAAGGTGGTATTAGACCACAATATTGGTTGAGTTTACGTAATAGACAAGACAGATACGATGATTTTATTCAACAAAATCTTCAAATGGGATTAAATGAATTTATAGAAAATTATTTATATGATAGAATTTAACATAAACGGCAAAGATTATACAATTTCTGATGTAACTATCGGACAATTTTACAAGATACAGCACCTTTTAATTGTAGATGGTGCTGATGCCAAGTTACAGATTATAAACCTATTGAGCGGATGTCCAATCAATGAGTTAAAAACATTAGAGCACTTTCAGTTTATGCAATTGTTTGCAAGTATTGCTGAAGGACCTTTAAACACAGAAGCTGGCAAGAAGTTATACAAACACGTTGGATTAAATGGTAAAGCATACGGTCTAATTGACTTTAGTAAAATTACCATTGGTGAATTCGCAGATATGGATGTTTTAAAGGCAGATCCAATGAAAGAACAAAAGTTACATACTATGATGGCTGTAATCTACAGACCAGCTACAGTTATTAACGAGACTATGGATTGGATTGCAATTGAACCATACGATTCAGATGCAGTAGAAGCAAGAGCTAAAGAATTCTTGGATTTACCACTGAAATATGTGTATTCAGCTTTGAGTTTTTTTTTGCTAATGCCAAAATATTTACTAAACGCTATAGCGGACTCACAAATGATGGAGATGACGAATCAGATCTTGAAGGAGAAGGATCCGACATTAAAGTTGGCAATGCAAACAGCGAGCCAGCTCATATTAGAATTGCAAGAGGATGGAACGATGCCTTCTACTTTGTCGCTGGAGACGATTTACTCAAAGTTGATGAAGTTACGAGAATTAACGCAACACAGTTCTTCAACTATCTCTCATACAGAAAAGACAAACAAACCAAAGAACGTAATCAGCAACGTCAGTTAGAATTACAAAACAAAAGATAAAACAAAATGATAACAAGTGTAGCATACAAACCGACTTGGACTGGACCAGCATATAACCCAATTATTTGGTCAGTATTGAGTTCTAAAGTTAACTCAACAGACTTTAAATATGTGTTTGAAGTTTATGTAGATAACGTTAAAGTTAACACAGTTAAACAAAGAGCCAATATCAGTGGTTATGGAATGATCGATGTAGCTACATTGGTACAAGCCTATTTGAATTCAGCATCACCAGATGCAAAGATTACTCAAGGTGAAACATCAATCAACTACAACAACGGTGATACTTTCGCTGATAACTATTTAATGAGTCGCAAGGTTTACCTAAAAGTTGGTGAAGAGTACACAGTTAACAACATAACACAAACCTATATAGGAACTGCTGATACGCCAGGAGCTCCTGCCTATGTCCTGACATCAGGAAATACAACTACTGCTAATACACCTGTCCATATTTGGAATGCATCCATGACAGATCATGAGCAGCAATGGAATATGCAAAAGACCACAGAATCTGGTATTTGGGGTGATAATCCATTTGATGGTAACAAGAACTACGACCATGGTTTAGGACTTGCATACCCATTAATGAAGGCTTCTTTAAATCAAGATCTTTATGAGTTTGACAAGATGGTACTTTCATACTTGAACTGGACTCCTAACATTACAGATGCAAATGATAGAGCTATCTTTGGTTTTAGATTTAAAATCTATGATACAGATGGAGCTAGTCAAACTTTTGATAAACCAATGACTGCATCAAATGGCTTTGGTCAAAGAGCAGCTTGTGAGAATACAATCTCAGAATTAGATTCAAGATATTCAATCGTTAACGTGTTAGCTGGACCTAATAATCTTTACGAAGCTTTAGGTTACACATCATCATATCCAACTACTAAAATAGAAATTACAGGTTACTCTCAAGCAACTGATAACTGTACATTCGGTGTTCCAGTTACAGAGACAGTAACTATTAATGTGTTAGAGTCATGTCCAAACCCTTTATATCGTCGCGTTAGACTTTCATGGTTTAATGAACTTGGAGGTAGAGATTATGCCAACTTTAACATGTTCGTAGAGAAATCAGTTTCTACATCACAGCAAATGTATGCTCAAGAGCAAATGAATTGGTCAGATTCAACACCCGTACCAATGTTAAACGACTCATTACCGATTGGTAACCTTGGAATCAAAGGTGGTTCAAAGATCTTTAACAAAGAAGCTCAAGTTACATATAAATTACAATCAGACTGGTTAGATCAGCAACAAGTAGATCTAATTGAAGGCCTAATCAAATCACCACAAGTGATGGCATATATAGACAATGGTAACACGATCTCTCATGAATTTCCATATACTTGTTCAGTAGTTAACAGCTCATATTCGGTAAAGAATATCAGACAAGTTAAATTAACTCAAGCTGAAATAGAAATCAAGTTATTTACAACACAAAAAATGCAAAATTTATAATATGAGCGTACAAATATTCGCACAAAAGCAAGGTTCGACAGAATATGTCAACCTTGCTTTATTTGATTCAGATCCAGTCAAACTAACATTATCGGTTACTAGCATACAAGATCCTCTTGCTGCTACATCGGTGTTCTCTAGAACATTTAGAGTTGCACATAATAGCATTAACGGTCCATACTTTAAAGGTGTGTTTAACGTTAACTCTACTGACTTTGACGCTGGTATTAAATCAGATGCATACATTCTTGACAATGGTCAATTGTTTACCAGGGGTAACATTAGATTAATTAACGTTTTTAACAATAACGCAGACGGATCTATTGAATACGAAATCCTATTTACGGGTGAAACATCAGACTTTGGAGCTAAAATCGGTGGTGGATTCCTAAATGAATTAGACTTTACGGAGTACAATCACGAAAGAAATCTAGTTAACATTCAAAAATCATGGGATTTAGATCTATTCGCTGGTGATTTAGTGTATGGATTGATTGAGTGGGGTTACACATACGACAAGAACAACAGACCTGATATTCCAACTCTATCTAATGGATTTGAGAAATCATTTACAAGTAGTTTAAACCCTTTATTAACATCTCAATGGAAACCTCAATTTAGAGCTAAAGCCATTTGGGATAAAGTGTTTGAAAATGTTGGTTACACGTACGATTCAGCTTTTTTAAACTCTGAGTTATTCAAGAAGATGTATGTAATTACAGAGAATAAAGCAGAAGGTGCAGTATCTAATGCTAATGGAGCAGAAGCAACATCATCGTATGTACAATACATGACTATTGGTAGTTCATATAAAGTTAATTTTACAACTGAAGTCCTAGATAATGGTAATAACTACGATCCTGGAACA